GGTGCACGGTGTCGATGATGTTGTCACCGGTCACTGTGGTGATTGCAGCAGCTGCGAGATCTGTCACCTGCGTAATCCAAGCGTTCAAGCCCTTTGGCTGCGAGGCACCCGTACCAGTGAGGTACTGATCTTCAAGCTTCAGGCCGAGACTCGTGCCGCACTTGCGCGCGATGTATGCCTCTGCAGTTCCGATGCCACCGATGCCCATTGAATCCTGCAAGAATTCAACGGATGCAGTCGTAGCACAGACGTACTTAAATGGCGTGATGTTGATCTGCGTGCTAAACGTTGGATCCGATGCTGTGATAGATCCAGCTTCAGCGACAAGATTGGAAGTTGGCAGCGCGTTTTCAAGCGCTATCTTGCGATCGCTGTCGATCGAGTTGATCACTGCGAGCTGACGCATGACCGAGACCTGTTGGAGCTTTTCGACAATTCGGCGTTCCATGTCCACTGGGACTGCTGCGTTGCTTGTGCCTGTTGTCAACGCGCGGAATTCCTGCTGATTTCCCGTCGCAACTGCGTTCCACCATCGGCGGGAGTAGTCGGCACTCTCGCGAGTGAGCAAGCCACTGCCTGCAGCCAGGCGGCTCTCATGCTGTGGAGTCGCGAGCGCTGTCTGCTTCGCTGCAGCCTTGCTCTGACGAACCTCGACTTCCATTGCAGCCTCGATGCGTTGAAGATCTGCCTCCATGCGATCGGCTTTTTCGCGGAGCTCGGCTGCAGCCTTGCTGTCGAAAGTGTGTGTCGGTTGATTTGTTGCAGCTTCCCATCGATCGAGAGTGCTGCGGAGTTCGTGGAGGGCTTCGCCCCGTTGCTGAATCAAAGTCTTCATAGGTCACATCCAAGTTCGGCGACGAAGTGCAATTTGTCGCAGTGCAATTTCTGCTTCGGCAACGTGCCGCAGCGCTGAGTGAGTGTTCGGATATGCAGCGTCTTGCACGATGCTGATCTCCGTTAACCGAGCAGACTGAATTGATCGTTTGTTTCCCGCCCATACATCCTTCTCGACGAAGAACCCGAACGACATCTCGCCGGTCAAGTCGCCGCGCTCCAAGAGCGCGCGCACGTCGCGACCGTCACTGGTGTCAGGTAGCGATGCGTCGAACTTCAAGCCACGCTCATCCTGCGTGAGCTTCAGGGTTCCGGACTTCGTGCGCGCGAGCGGCATGCGTGAGTCGTGGTTGTAGAAGAGCTTCACATCGGCGGTGTCGAGAGCGCCGAACGCTCCGCGCTCAATCTTCTCCGTGAACTTTCGCCCCACCTCGAAGATGTCTCGGCTCTCCGAATCCCATAGCACTGCGTATCCGGTGAGGTTGTTGCCATTCTGAAAACTGCTTGACTGAATGGCGCGAGTACATTCGCTCATGTGAAATCCCCGATCGCGTTTGCGGATGTGTCTGTACCAATGTTCGACGCACCGCCACCCGCGCCCATGTTCAACGCGAGCGTCGGTGCGTCAAGGCCAGCGAGTGGCGGTAAATCAAGGCGTGCGCGCGCCTCGTTGCGTGTGATCACGCCACTCTCTACGCCTGTTCGGAGCGCTGCCATAGTCTCAGCGAGACTCGGCTTCGTGAGCTGATCGAGATCCCACGTCATTACGTCGCCTGGTGATCCAAGCTTCGCGACAATCTCGGCTTGCCAAGTCGCACACCAGTGTGCGATGCAGCCGTCTACATACATTCGCGAGAGCCATTCCATCGTGCCATAGGCACTAGATGCGTGCTCCGAAAGATAAGACACCGGCACGCCGTAGAGGCGAGACACGTCGGCTATGGAGTACCGGCGCGCCTCGGCAAGCCCCGTATCGTCGAGCGTCGATGAAATACGCTCGACCTTCATACCTTCGGCGAGTACTACTGGTTTGCCGGTGTTGATCGTTCCCGCATGGTTGTTTGCGTAGTCCTGCATGATCCGCTGTCGAGCTTCGGGCGACAGTGGGCCAGGATGAATAAGCGCTACCTTAGGATTCGCGGCGTTTCGATAGGCTTCAAGCGCCATATTCTCTTGCGCCGCCATGATGCTCATGGACACTGAGCACAGACGGATAGGGGACTCACCCCACAGTCCGTTGTAGCCAGGCGTGCGAAGATGCAGCACACTGGACAATGGAAGCGTGCCGTAGCTCGAAGTCTTGTAGACCGGATCGGCTCCGGTCAGATCGAGCGTCACGCTCTCAGGATCGAGGGGGAGGAGTTCAAGGAACTCCCCGCCGCGAGTGCGATTGATTAACGCGAAGGCGTTGCCATAAAGCAACGCCTGCATCGTCATGCTGCGTCGAAACTCGAATGCGCTCTGCCATCGGTTCGGATATTTCCACAAAGCCTCAGCCGAGGCGCTCGACACCTCAGAACTTACGCGCGCTATGTCGTTGCTGATGAGTGTGGTAGCTCTCCATACTGGCGTGTATCGGAGCGCTGATGTTCCCGACAGAATCGGTACAGCCGTGTTGCCCATCGTCATGATCGTTGAAGACCATGGGGCAAACCAATTTGAAAAGATGGATCGAAGTGCGAGCACTGTGCACCCATCTTTGATGGGTACGCGCAGGAGTCAATGCTCTCACCTTACATCCGCACTACTTGCTAGGTTTGGTTCTATTCTTCGTAGCAAGATGCAGCCTTGCCACCCCATGCATGCACCGCCATGATCGACGCTACAAGCGGGTCGAGGATGCAAGTCTCGCGAGACTTAATCGGGCGAACGTTGCCGTTTCGATCGCGCTGCGCGATCGCTTCGCGAGCGCTTGCGCGCAGAACATGATCGCTCGCACACGCGAGCTTCTGCCCTGCCCATAGATTCTGAAACAGCTGCGCGCCGCGCGCAAACGTCGCAATCCCCATCGAGTACTCGACGATCGGGAACCCGTCGCGCTGTAGCACTTCAGCTAGGTACTTTGATCCCCATGCGTCGTAGGCAATCGCGCGGATGTCGTAGCGCTTGCCGAGTTCGTTGACTCGCTCGCGAATTGCTTCGTAGTCAACCTCTCGCCCTGGCGTGAGGTTGAGTTTGTGCTCCGCTGCCCACCGCCGAATCGGTAGTCGGTAGTCGAGCTCACGCTGTGCGACATCCGCAGACGGCCACCAGTAGTGCCCCTGCAGATGTACCGAGCCATCCGGCGATGGCCATGCAACCATCAGCGCGGACATGTCGAGACTCTTCGAGAGATCGAGCCCGATCCACACCGCGCCCCCGTCGGGGATCTCGGATTCTGTCCCGCTCCAAAGTTGCATATCAAGCCATGCGCCGGAGCCTTCCGTCTGTCGAGCTAGGTGGTAGCGGACGAACTCGTTGCGCCCTTGCGGCGTGCGTCGCATGGTTGCCCACGCTCGGCGCACTGAAGTATGGTCGGGCTGTCCGAGCGCCATGCCAGGATTCGCCTTTGCCCAACACCCTTCATCTTCCGGCGTGTCCGATCCGTCGATCCCGTAGAGCGCATAGAACGCCGAATCATCTTCAGCCTCTCCCTTAAGCACGGCATGCCCCATACCAATCATCTCCGCGAACAGGTTGTCGGGGTTGTCGCCTGGCGTGCTGATGATTACGCCAAGCGTTTCCTTCCGCTTTGCTCCGGTGGTTAGTAGCTTTGTCAGGAACCTCCCACGGAACTCCGCTGCTTCGTCCGCGATCCACAGCGACGGGTTCAACCCGTCGAGGTTCTTTTCCATGGCAGGCAGCGCAGTGAACTCGCAGTCGGCAGTCTTCCGTAGCACTCGATCAGGGTTGGTGCGCACTTCAAGATCCCACTGGTTGTCGTCCGGCATCGTGATGACCATCTGCCGAGCGCTTGACACCGTGAGCATGGCTTGTCGCTCGCCGTTCGCGAGCGCATGCACTCGCCTGCCTTCTCCAAGAGTCAGATCGTAAAGCCCGAGCGCCGCCATCATGGTTGTCTTCCCGTTGCCTCGGCCCACCTGCACGATGGCGAGCTTCGTGCGCCGCGCGCCGTCAGCAGTCCACCGCCAGCCGTACAGATTCGCAGCCACCCACAGTTGCCAAGGGTGAAGCGCGAACTTCGACCGGCTCCATTCGTGCAGCAGATCGAGAGACGCGACAAACGCGCGGAGCTTCTCGACTTCCTCCCAATCCATGTAGATGTCTTCGCGCTGCATATCGCGCTCCCACCGCTTCGCGGCAGCGAACACCCATGCGCCGGCGGTGATCTCACCCGACAAAACCGACGCAACGTATCCCGTGCAGACATCATGTGCCGTTTCTAGGCTCTCAGAGGGGTTTTTCATGAAAAGTGGCGTTTCTGAGCTGTGGGAGGGGTATGCGAAAAACGTAACTGTG